GACAAGCAGAAGTTTTTCAGCACTTGGATTAGGATTGGATTTCCATTTTGAAATAGTACCCTTGCCAAAACCAAGCTCTTTTTCCAAGTCGGATTGATTGATTCCACGTGTATCACAGAGCGAAATTATGCGGTTAAAAACACGAGGGTCAAGCGCCGAAGGCTCAACTTCTGTTGCACCATTGACAAGGTAATCCACTGTAACATTGAAATAGTCTGCTATTTTTTGAAGTCGTTCAGCTGACGTTTGGCTGTTACGAAGCTTTCCAATAGATCCGCGCCCAAACCCAAGTTCCTTTTCTAAGGCTGTAACAGCAATACCCCTTTCTTTACACAATGTTTTAATAGTTTCGTATGTAGACATGATTCCTCCTTAAAAAAGTAGAAAAAGTTCTACAATTCTATTGACAACGTAGAAAATCAGCTATATAATGCAAATATAACGTAGAAAATCTTCTATGAAGTAAAGGAAATGTAGAAAATAGTTTGTAATTAATTTGTGATTATCTTGATTATAGAATATTTTCTACATTAAGTCAATATAAAAGTAGAATATTTTCATCTATGAAAGGAGGAATGAAGGTGATTTATGATAACATCCGAACTATCTGTGAAAAGAAGAACATTTCTATTAAACAGGTAGAGCGAGAACTCGGCTTTTCCAATTCAAGCATTTGTAAATGGAATGAATGTGAACCAAGTGTTTGGAAAGTACAGAAAGTAGCAGATTATCTTGGAGTATCCATGGAATATTTGCTGTCAGACCAGAAGGAGGCAAGTTGAAAAATGTCGGTGATTACTATTGGAGTGAGTGCTTTAGTAGCAGGGATTACTACCAAAATAATAGCCACCTACTATTTTAAGAAAGTAGATGGCTACGTAAAAGAAATGTGTGAAATGACAGCTAAAAGTAATGAATATACATTGGCTATTTTACACAAACTTCATAAAAATTCTCGCCCAGAGGAGTAAAAGATCCGAGGTATTTGTGTATGTTAGCTCGTTTGGAAGCATAACGACTAATTGCTTTTAAAGAAAAATCTTTATAATAAGTTGTTTCTTCATATGGAATGTAAATTGATTCATTTGGAATAAATGAATTTTTATTAATTGTAATTATTCCTAATCGCTCCAAAGAAGAAATAGAAAATGAAGCATTTTCAAGAGATACATCTGATAACGAGGATATATAAACAGTAGAAAGCTCTGTCTCGTAATCATGGTTTTGTGAATTTTCAAGAACATAGTCAACTAGTGGAAGAATTGATTTTGGACGAAGCGTTTTTAAAATCCTAGCATCAGTTGGACTCATTTGTTTGATGATCTCTGCAAATGATGGATGAACATTCTGGATATACCTATTATCCATAGAGTTGGAAATTAAATTTACAAACATTTTGCGGAGTTCTTCCGATTCAATACAATATTTGGAATTTTCGAGAGCTTGAGCGGTTGTTTGAATATTTGGTTCAATACGTTTTTCTTCAGGAATAGAAGAGATTGCTCGCGATAATTCTTGTTTGTAAAGTTCCAAATCATGAGCGTATTTCATGCGACGTTTATCTGCAGCTTGCGTGATTCCACCAAAAACTAAGTACCATGCATCTGCAAATGTTTGTCCTATTCCTTGCGTCGGCTTATCGGTGAGATTTTTAACAGCATTATCAACGGAAGCTGGAAGATCTGGGAGATTAATAAAGGAAGAATTTTTGTCAGACATAATAGTTTCCTTCTTTCTTATGTACTAGGCATGGCAGTGCCTGTAATTACAGAATAGGAGAGTAACGATGAAAAGTCAATCTGTTGAAGAAAATCGACAAATTTCGACAAAGAAAGAGAGGTGAAACACATGGCAATTCAGTACACATCAGAAGAAAAAAAGTACGTTCTCCTTAAAGGAAACATCCTGAAACGTATGGAAGCTGAAAGAGTATCTGATGCTCAGATGGCAACTGCTACAGGGATGGCAGTAAGAACATACAAGGAGAAGAAATTGTATCCAGAGAAATTTACTTATCCAGAGCTCAGAAGATTGTTTATTCGGTTGAAGTTTCCGGAGAGTGAGATATTGGAGGCACTGACATGAGAGATCTAATCGATTCCGTTCTGATCGGAGGATGTGCAAGCTATCTTCCGTTCTGGATCTGGAATAATGCAGGTGATCAGCTCGTCGGAGCACTGGCACTGATCGGAATAACATACATAGTCAAACGGTGGCATGTATGGAAGGTGTAACTAAAAAGGATCCTCAGAGCTGCAACTCAGAAGGACCCAAAAGATAATAATAGTTTATCACCCTTTCATTGTATGAGGGTAGAAAGGAAAAGTCAATGATTAAAACAGAAAATGGTAGCGTACAGATGATGGGAAACCTCGCAGAAATTATGACAGATATGACATTAGTAATCAAAGCATTTCGAAGTGGTGTAAGCAAAAAATATGGAGAAAAAGTAACGGATGATTTTCTTCGTAAGTGCATCAAAACAGGATTCATGTCAGATGAAGAGCTGGAAAAGGGGGCTAAAAGATGAGCATGAAGATCAATAAGCTGGAGATTGAAAACGTCAAGCGTATCAAAGCAGTTAAAGTAGAACCCAAAGCAAATGGCCTCACTGTTATTGGTGGAAATAACAACCAGGGAAAGACTTCTGTTCTGGATTCCATTGCATGGGCTCTTGGTGGAGAACGTTACAAGCCATCACAGGCAACCAGAGAAGGTTCCGTGATTCCACCTACATTACATATAGTAATGAACAATGGCCTTGTTGTGGAGCGTAAAGGAAAGAATAGCGCCTTAAAGGTCACAGATCCTAATGGACAGAAGGCAGGACAGCAGCTCTTGAATGAATTTGTGGAACAGCTTGCATTAGATCTTCCTAAATTTATGGAAGCCTCTGGCACAGAAAAGGCAAAGATTCTTTTACAGATTATTGGTGTTGGTCCGCAGCTTGCTCAGTTTGAACAGCAGGAAGAAGAACTATACCAAGAACGTTTATATATCGGTCGTACTGCGGATCAGAAAGAGAAGTTTGCAAAGGAACAGCCATATTTTGCGGATGCCCCCAAAGATCTTATATCTGCTTCTGAGCTGATCCGGCAACAGCAAGAAATCCTCGCAAGGAATGGAGAGAACCAGAGAAAGCGTGAGCAGTTGCATCAACTGGAGCAGAAGTATCAGCGTATCAATGAACAGATAACGGCTCTTCTGGCAGAGCAGAAACAGGTAGAAAATGATCTGGAAACGGCCAGAAAATCCGCATTGAATCTGAATGATGAATCTACCGAAGAGCTGGAACAGAATATTTCCAATATTGAAGAAATCAATCGGAAAGTAAGGGCAAACCTTGACAAGGAAAAGGCCGAAGACGATGCCAAAACATATCGTGATCAGTACAATTCCCTGACAAAGGATCTTGAAGATGTCAGAGATAAAAAAGCACAGCTTTTGAATTCGGCAGAGCTTCCGCTTCCGGAATTGTCTGTTAAAGAAGGTGAGTTGATCTACAAAGGGCAGAAGTGGGATAACATGTCTGGCTCTGATAGGTTAAAGGTATCAACAGCGATTGTAAGAAAGCTGAATCCGAATTGTGGTTTTGTGCTTCTGGACAAGCTGGAACAGATGGATATGAAGTCATTACAGGAGTTTGGTGAATGGTTGGAGGCAGAAGGTCTTCAGGCAATTGCAACAAGGGTAAGTACCGGTGATGAATGTTCGATCATTATCGAAGATGGATATGTGGTTGGACAGGATATTTCGGAAGAACCTAAAAAGAAAGAATGGAAGGCAGGTGCATTTTAAATGGAGATTACGAGAGGTAAGATTCCATGTGCAAAAAAAGTAGTTATTTATGGACCAGAAGGGATTGGTAAGTCAACATTTGCCAGCCAGTTCCCTGAACCGGTGTTCATCGATACGGAAGGAAGTACGAATTCCATGGATGTAGCAAGACTGCCAAAACCTACAAGCTGGCAGATGCTTTTGGACGAGATTCAGTATATAAAGTCTCATCCGGATGTATGCAAAACATTAGTTATTGATACCATTGACTGGGCTGAATCCATGTGCATTCAGTGTATCTGTGATAAACACCAGAAATCAGGCATTGAAGATTTTGGTTATGGTAATGGTTATGTTTATACAAAGGAAGAAATGGGACGCTTTCTGAACAGACTTTCAGAAGTTGTCGAAGCTGGTGTGAATGTCGTGCTGACTGCACATGCTCAGATTCGTAAGTTTGAACAGCCGGATGAACTGGGAGCTTATGATCGCTGGGAGCTGAAACTTGGAAAGAAAACATCTTCCCAGACATCACCACTCATTAAAGAATGGGCGGACATGCTGCTGTTTGCAAATTATAAAACATTTTCCATTGCAGTAGATGATAAGGGACAGAAGAGAAAAGCGCAGGGAGGTGAACGTGTGATGTACACGTCACATCATGCCTGCTGGGATGCAAAGAACCGTTATGGCCTTTCGGAACAGGTACCATTCAGTTTCTCATCAATCGCCCACATCATTGATAACAAACCGGCTGAACAGCCTAAAGTCAACTCACAGCCTACATATCAGGTAGAGAAACAAACACAACCTACCTCAGAACCGGTTCAGCAGACTTACACTGCGGGTGAACAGATGAATCTTCCATTGAATGAGCCGGTTAAACAGGGAGAGAAGAAACCATTCCCCGCACAGGACCCGGAAATCCCTAAAGCACTGCGTGATCTGATGGAAGCCAATCGTGTAGATGAGTGGGATATTCAGAACGTAGTAGCTGCAAGAGGCTACTATCCTGCAGATGTGAAGATTAAAGATTACGATAAGGATTTTATCGATGGTTGCTTGATCGGAGCATGGCAGCAGGTCTATGGAATGATCAAAGAGATGAAAGAAAAAGAAGTAATACCGTTTAATTAAGGAGGATAACAGATATGGCAACAGAAGGAAGAGAATATGGATGGGATGACACTATTAAAGAAGATGCTCAGGAGTTTGAGCCGCTCCCGGAAGGTGATTACAATGTAACAATTGAGAAATTTGACAGAAGCAGATCTTCTGGAAATGGAAAACTTCCGGCATGCAACATGGCAGTCGTGTACTTTATCGTACATGTACCAAACAGAGAGATAACTATCCGTGAAAATTATGTGCTACACAGTAGTCTGGAATGGAAACTGTCAGAGCTGTTTCGTGGTGTCGGACTCAAAAAAGAAGGTGAAGAACTCCGTATGGATTGGAGTGCACTGCCTGGAAAGACTGCCCGTGCCAAGATTGGCCTGAGAGCGGGTACCAAGGATCCGACAAAGAAATATAACTTTATCGACAAACTTTATCCAAAAGAAGCATCAAAGCCGGCATTTACACCAGGGGGATTTTAAAAAATGGAGCTGAGACCATATCAGCAGGAAGCAAAAGATGCAATCTTTGAGCAGTGGGACAGCGGGGTGTTAAAAACTCTGCTGGTCCTTCCCACAGGATGTGGGAAAACAGTAGTATTTGCGAAAGTTACAGAAGATTGTGTTCGCCAGGGCAGTAGAGTACTTATACTTGCTCATCGTGGAGAGCTGCTGGATCAGGCAGCTGACAAGCTGAAAAAAACAACAGGACTTGGATGTGCAGTAGAAAAAGCAGAATCTTCATGCCAGGGCACATGGTTCCGTGTAGTTGTCGGCTCTGTACAGACCCTCATGAGAGAAAA